AAATTAGGAGGTTGTGGACCTCCATTATCTGTTTGACATGGTGAAGGTAAAAAAATATTATTAATAAGATAAGACATATAATAATATTTTTTATTATTTTTCAAAAGACTTAGTTAAATTTAATTAGCCAAATTACCTGGATTATAACCATCAAGTTGATCAGCGAAATACCATCTAGTAGAGAGGTAATATGGTTTAGCTTTTTCTAAATTACCAGTAGCATCACAATATTTAATATTAGGACCAGCATCAACAATATCTTGAATTTGATTTGTACCAAGTGCACTAGAAAAATAACGTAGTTCAGATGTAAATCCAGGGAAACCACCATTTTGAGTAATAAAAATATCACCATAATTTTGTTTTGGTGGTGAATTTAAAACAGCTCTTTTTGTTAAAGTTCCATTAATATATACATCTAAAGTACGCTGATTACTTACTCTTATAACAACATTAATCCATTTATTTAGGGGTAAATTATCAACATTAATTTTTTCAGTAATAGTACTAAAAGTATTCATAATAACAGTTAAAGCATTAGTATCAGGATTAATATATAAACCAGGTGCATTATTTGGATTATTAAGACCATCACCTCCTATATTATTATTACCTTTATGAAATACATGTTTAAATTTACCAGGATTATGATGAACAACAGAGTCTTGAATAAATAACCATATTGACCACGTGAATTCTTCACCTTGATAACCATTTTTAGATCTTGTAATAGTTATAGCTGTTGGCTCGTTAGGATTCTGAGGGATTCTTTGTGCTTCTGTAGCATTGTGCATACATCTTTGTAAAATAGGATTAGGAGAAGGAGAGAATAACCAATTCATTAAAGAACCTCCTAAACGTAACGCCATCATAAATACAACAATTACTAATATTAAAAAAGCGAATTTGGCAATAATACTATTAGATGATAGAAATTCTTTTGTACCTTCAACAAACCGTGAACTAGAGAATTTATTAAGTGTATTATTAGCTCCTTGTGAAATTTTACCAAGTGGATTATTCATATCTATATATTATACAAGAGAAATTTAGATATGAATTTTTTTAAATTTCAAAAGAAGTAATTTCTCGATTATCTTCGAGGAAAGTAAATCTTACTCTATATTTATTAATTAATGAGCTTAGCCAGTTAGAACCAAAACCATCTTTGTAAATATTGTAAGCATCCTGTGGGTTAGATGCTTGTGCCCAGTATTGAGTATTGGCAACAAAACCATCAAAACCACCATTAGGTGTAATGTTTATATTATTAGGACCAGAAACATCAGCTACACCAGGTAAGACACATGTTCTTACTAATTTACCATCAACATAAATATCCATAGTACGTCCATATAAACTTACAATTAAATTAACCCATTTTTGTAATGGGAAATTTTGAATTACACATTGATGTTCAATTCTCTCTCCACCAGCGCTAGGAAAGCAACGTTGGGTAACAGTAATATCATTTGATGTTGCTCCTAAAACAATAGATGGGCTGGATTCACCTTTATTAAGAAGAGTTTTTTCCTGACCATAGTTAATATTCCAATCACTTACATAAAACCATGTAGAAATAGTATAATTACTAGTTTGATCGCTAGAAGTGGGTAAGTCTTTTCCATCAACATATTGAGCTACTAATCCAGAAGCCATATCTGCTCCTAAATTATTTCTTTTACCAAATAACCATGAAATTAGATACCAAAGTACAACTAGAATAACTAGAACATAGAGAATAGTGCCAATTAATCCCATTATATATATTATACAGTAATATTTTATCTAAAGTTAAAATAATGGACGATGTTTATTTTTTAAAATTTTATATGTAATTTCAATATCATTTTTTGTCAAAGGTCTATTATAATATTTAATATTACATATACCTCCATGAATACCATTATCTGAACCAATAGTAACATTTTCATATGTCATATAAGGGGCTATATTTGGTTGTGAAGCAACTAGTTTAGAATTAATAAAAACATCCATATTAGCTCCATCATAATTTATAACCATATTATTCCATGTTTGATATTTAATATTTTTATCTAAATAAATTTCAACAAATTTATTAAGTTTATTTTCTGTTCTAATACGTAATATATTTTTTTTTCCATTATAATCAATTACTGGTTTATTACCATAAGAAAGAATATTTGTATATTTAGTATAAGAAATATTAGTATTAGGTGGTTGTGGATTAATATAATACCAAAAAGATAAAGCATAATTATAATTAAATTTTTTATTAGTTTTATTAATATTATTTCCATGTAAATCTTCAAAACTACCTAAAGTATGTTTTTTAAAAAGATAAACAGGATCTTTTAATAATTGTATACCATCTGAAATAACTATTTTGCTCCAAATAATAGGTAATATAAAGTATAATGAAATTAGTAATAATTCAATTAGAAATATTATCCATACTGTAGAGGATGTAATTTTATATTCAAATTTAATATATTCAATAAATTTAACAAATAAACATGGTATATAAAAGAATATATTAGTAATTAATTGTATAAATAAATTGTGTTTATTTATAAGTTTATCTATAGTTTTTTTAAAAGTTAAATATATAAGTGATAATAATCCAAAAATAGCTAATATAGAAATAATAAAAATAGTTATAGTATGCAAAGAGTTAATATTGCTAATAAGCCAAAATATAAGCATAAGAATTATAACACATATAATAATAGCTAATATAGTAGAAAAACTTTTTGATAAATATGTACTTAAATATGGTGTTTTGAAATTACCTCTTTCTTTAACAAAGAAAAAACTAACAATCATTACAAAAGTAGTAATTAATAAAAAGAATTGAACTAAAGAAGGATAGTTTGTTGATATGTTAAAAATATTAAATACATAAAATAGTAATAACAAAATAATAAAAATTGTTAACTCTAATAAGCCAAATGCTTTTGAATTAGTTGTTAAATATGTAAAAAAGTTATCTATATTTTTTGAAGCATTATTTTTTATATATTCTGTATCAAACTTTATTTTATTATTAGAAGACATTGATATAATAAAATATTAGATTAATTTTTAAAGGTTTTCAAAAGCAGTTTTTTTTCCGTGACAATCTCTACACAATGCTACTAAATTATTAACATGATTAGTACCACCTGAATCTAGTCTAATTTTATGATCTACTTCAAACCATGCAGGTAATTGTTTTTTACATGCACCACACAACCATCCTTGCTCAGCAGCTACATATTTTTTTTTTGTTTCACTTACACAGCGTTTATTTGAAGTTTTACCTGAGTTGATCATTCTTTTAAATTGAGGAGTATTTTCATTATTTCCATTTGATCCAAATGGATTATCATTAGACATTTTAAGTATAGGTGTTAAAAAATCACCAGCATCTTTATCAATAGGAAGATATTTTATAATACCATTTGCATGAGTACATAAACTTCTAGAATGTTCAGGATATTTTTTTATAAATATATATGCAGTTAAACCAATAAATCCAATTCCAGCCATTTGATAATATTTTTTCCATGATTTCATTATTTGAATATATTTACCATCATAATAAGTATTTGCTATAAAAAATGCTGTTAATCCAAAAATTAAAAGTTCAAATCTCATCTAATATAATATTATATTTATTTTATATAACATTTTCCCGTTTTTAATTATGATAGCTGGATCATAAAAACTACTATTATTACATGATAGAGGTGGTTTAAAAATGCTTGGGGTGGTTTAATACATAATTATTTATTATATAAAATAACTGTAATGAGTAAAATAAAAAAAATACATAGAAAAAATATAATTTTTTCTCTTCTATTTCTCTCTTGATCATCTTTGACAGCCTTGGGTTTATAATGTTCATAATAATCTCTCATAGATTGACTTAATGTTAATTCAGGTAACTCTAATTCAATATTAATTTTATTATGTATAAAATTCATCCATCTAATAAATGATTCACGTGATTCTAAATAAGGAGTTACAGGATATTTATCTAAAAATTTACTAAATGTATTACCTATTTGTTCAATAGGTAAAAATAAAGGTAAATTATGAATAAAATCATAATATTTTTTTTTACAGACATCATTTGGTGTTATAGGATATGTTAAAGCAATAGTATGTAATACAAACCAATAATGTGGTCCCCAAACTTTAGGATCTAATGCCATTATAATAAATGATATAAAAACATTTATTAATAAACATATAGTATTATGTCAAGAGAATCATATAA